GTTCAGGTGCTTTGAGCATAAGGTCAAGAGATGGTACATCAAATGGTATCATCAAGTTTGAAGGCAACAATGGAACTGCTACTACCGAATATGCCAGAATAGACAGCTCTGGCAACGTAGGTATCGGAACTACTAACCCAGCAGATGGTTTAGAAATAAGTCATATAAACCCAAAGATTAGACTTAGAGAATCAGATGTTACTAATGGTTTTGCTGATATTTTATACAACAGCACACGTTTAAGAATTAGGTCAAGAAATGGTAATGCTTCTGGTGGTATAGCTTTTGAGGGAAGCGATGGTTCTACTGTTACTGAGTATGCTAGATTTAATAATGCTGGTAACTTGGGTATAGGCACAACTAATCCTAATGAACCCTTACACATAAAAAATAGTGACCCTAAAGTTAAATTAGAATATGCTGATGGTACTGACCAAGTTGCAACAATATTTCATTCAGGTAGTGTACTTACACTCCAATCAAGAGATGGGACATCACATGGCATAATAAAATTTACAGGTTATAACGGAACTTCGGGTTTAGAGTATGCTAGGTTTAACTCTTCGGGCAACCTTGGTATAGGAACTACTTCGCCTAGTGAGAAGTTAGATGTCGCAGGACAAGTCAGAATAGAAGAAAATGGTTTATCAAAACAACACCTTAAATTAGTAGATTCAAACGCAACCTCTAAGTTTGGTCAAATAGGTTTTGATAATGGTATTTTAAGAATTGATAGTTTAGATACGAGTGGTAATGGAGTAATTCAATTCTATAGAAGCACAACAGGCTATGGTGCTGAAAGTGCTAGGTTTGATAGCTCAGGTAACTTCTTGGTTGGTATGAGTTCATATTCTACAACTTCTGCTGGTCATTACATAACACCTGCTGGTGCAATATTTAGTCAAGCAGATGATGCTCGTGTAGCAACTTTTTCTCGTTTTACTTCAGATGGTGAAATTGTAAGATTCCGTAAAAACAGCACAACAGTCGGTAACATCTCAGTCACAGGTTCAGCGACAACTTACAACACTTCATCTGATGCACGATTGAAAGACGACATTAGCGACTTTGATGGTTTAGGTATTGTTGAACAACTTAATCCAAGAAAGTTTGCATGGAAGTCTGACGGTCAAGAAGATATTGGTTTATATGCTCAAGAAGTCAAAGAGCTAGTCCCAAACGCAGTATCACAAAATGAAGATGGATATTACCAAATGGATTATTCTAAGTTGGTCACACCTTTGATTAAGGCTATCCAGGAGCAACAAGAACAGATCGAAGAATTAAAACAACAATTAGAAGAACTTAAAAACTAATGTATAATTTAACAAATATAAGGAAATAACTATGCCAGCATATACAACGAATTTAAACTTAACCAAACCAACGGTCGGTGGTGATACCAACGTTTGGGGTGGTTATATCAATGGTAATTCAGATACTGTCGATGGGATCTTTGCCGATGCAGGCAACGGGACAAGCGTTGGTCTTAACGTTGGTTCTGGTAAAACTCTTGATGTTTCTTCAGGAACATTAACTTTAGCAAATAATCAAATTTCTGGTGATAAAGTCGAGGGTGGCACAATCAATGCTATTACCATTAACACCCTAACAACCAACGACATTAATGTTGGTAGTAATGCAGAATCAGATCATAAAATTGCTTTTCTTGGTAATGCTGAAACATTTCATATTGGTATAGATGATTCAACAGATGATTTGTTGATTGGTAAAGGCACTACATTAGGAACAGAGCCTAGACTACAGTTTGACGGGCAAGGTGCAGTAAAAATAATTTCTGATGCGCCAGCTAATGGTCAACTTACTTTAGCAGATGTTGGTGCTGATGCTGACCAAGCATTTTTTAGACAAGACGGTGGCACACTTTCTATTTTAGCTCAACAAGCAGCAGATACGACAGGTTCAGTTGTTATTGGCGGTAATAGAACTGGAGCTTCACCGACATACGCATCTTTTTCTGGTTCAGGTGTAACTTTAAATGGTGCTACTGTTAGTGTTGCAACTGGGAATATTGTTGTAGAAACAAACGGCAATGGGATACACCTTCACTCACCAAATGGAACAGAATATAAAATAACAGTAGATAACTCAGGGAACTTGGTTGCTACAGCACAATAATATATAATCACAAAATAGGAGTAAATATGGCTATATCATACGAATGGAACTGCAAACAGGTAGATTACTACCCGTCACACGGCGATGAATCAGACGTTGTTTACAACGTGCATTGGCGTTTAAAAGGCGTTGATTCAGAAAATGATTCTGAAGGTAATCCTTATTCAGCAGAAGTGTATGGCTCACAATCTTTAGATGTTTCAGATCTTTCTAGCTTTGTTGCTTACGCTGATTTAACAGAAAGCGTAGTACAAGGTTGGGTTGAAGCAGCTATTGGTTCTGACGAAGTTGCTAATTTAAAAAGCAACTTAGATGCACAAATCGCTGAACTAAAATCACCATCATCTGTTTCAGGCATAATAGGAAGTTAAGTGAATGGCATTAATTCCTATCACCCCACCAGCAGGTATCGTTAAGAACGGTACTGATTATACTAATAAAGGTCGTTGGGTTGATGGGAATTTGGTGCGTTTTGAAAACGGCTATCTCAAGCCTATTGGTGGTTGGGACTTATTAAAACAAAATCCAATAGGCCGTACTTTAAGTGGGACAGTTAGCACTACTGCTAGTAGTTTTATTATTACCATTACCACAACTACCAACCACGATCTTGCAGTTGGTAACAACGTTAGTCTTGTTGGTTTTGCCACCACAGGCGGGATGCCAGCGAGCCAAATCAATCAAACTTACGCCATTGCTTCCGTGCCAAGCGCAACCACTTTTACTATTAACACTTTTCAAACCAATGTCCAAAGTATTGCAGCCACTTCAAGCAAAACATCTAGCGCTTCAGACATTGTTAAACCTTCTACACCCATTGCTATGTATGCTTACAACGATAATAATGGTGATCCTGTTTTGGCGGTTGGCTCAAGAAACAATGTTTCAGTTTACTACAACGAAACCTGGTACGATATTACGCCAGCTAACTTTGTAACTGACGATGCTGTTGGTTTAACAGGTTTTGGCGCAGCTGACTTTGGTGAAGAAGATTTTGGTGACGCTCGTGCTTCTTCAACCCTATCCTTTCCTAACGATAGTTTTTCATTTGACAACTGGGGTGAAGAATTAGTTTTTTGTTTTGCTGCTGATGGCAAGCTTTATCGTTGGCAACCAAGCGCACCAAGCACGATAGCTTCAGCCATTTCCAACGCACCAGTTGATAATATTGCAACCGTGGTATCTAATGAGCGACATTTGTTTGCCCTCGGCTCAGGTGGCGACCCTCGTAAGATCGCCTGGTCAGAACGAGAAGATAATACGAACTGGACATCTTTGGCCCGTAATACAGCTGGTGACATTCAAATCCCAACAGGTGGACAAATCCTCTACGGTCTCAAATACAAGTCCGATATTATCGTGTTTACTGATATTGGTATTAACAGGGTCTATTACTTAGGTGCGCCTTTTACTTACGGGATCGCTGAAGCAGGCACTAATTGCAAAGCTATCTCCGTGCGTTCCATCGTTCAGGCGGGTGACTTTATTGCCTGGTTGGGTGAGAACGCAGTCTTTGCGTACGATGGGACAGTCAAAGAAATCCCGTGTGAGGTGCATGATTACATTTACAACGAAATGTCAGAAGCATACAGAAAATCATGTTGGGGTGGTCACAATCAAAACTTCAATGAGATCTGGTGGGGTTTTCCATCAGGTGCTAATCAAACCACACCAAACAAATATGTGATTTGGAACTATCGAGACAATACTTGGTCAATCGGTGAGCTGGACAGAAGTTGTTGGGTCGATCAAGGTGCGTTTGATAAACCAATCGCTGGTGATTCATCTGGTTTTATTTACGAACACGAATCAGGTGTCTTGACAGGTGAGCTAGATCCATTCTGTCAGTCAGGACCATTAGAAATAGCTCAAGGCGACAGGCTAGTGCAAGTCAATCAAATCATTCCAGACGAAGAAGCCAATACTTTGCCTGGAGTAAGTATTAGTTTTACTGGTAAATTTACACCTTTAGGGAGTGAAACAAACTTTGGTTCGTTCACATTTAACAACGATGGTTATACCGATGCTCGATTCTCAGCTCGTCAAGTAAAAATGAAAGTTACCAGAGACAGTCAACAAGATTTTCAATTAGGACAAATTAGATTGGACGTTAAGCCAAGAGGTAAAAGGTAATGGATTTATCATCACAACGACAATACATACAACGTGCTATTAATGCTAAGTTAGATGTTGGCACAACTGGTTCTTTACAAACTGTATACACCTCACCGTCAGGCGGTGATTTTGATTTTGCTATTGTTGAATCCTTGTTGGTCGGTGATGATGGCAACCAGCAAACCAATGTTGATATTGTTATTACTTCAGGTGGCACAGATCATTATTTATGGAAAAACCACAATATTACTGCTTATCAAACTCAAGAAATGTTAAGTAAAAGTTTAATTTTAACCGCAGGTGAAATACTAAAAATACAGGTCAATCACGCCAATATTAATGTGACAGCCAGTATCGTTGAATATGCCAAAGGAAACTAAGACTTGGGAGAGTGAGTGGCCCAGATGCAAACCTTACATTGAGAAGGCAGTAAAGTACCAAGATTCCTATACAATAGAGGATATAGAAGATAAAATAAGGCAAGGAATATTTCATTTATGGCCTGGTAAGAAATCAGCCATGATTACAGAGTTCGTCATATTCCCGCAAGTAAAAGCCATGAACTTATTATTTTGTGGTGGAGATTACGAAGAACTCAAAGAAATGTTACCATATATAGAAGAGTTCGCTCGTAGAGCAGGCATCAAAAGACTTTATGGCGGTGGTCGTAAGGGTTGGACTAGAAAATTAGTTAGTCTAGGTTTTGAGCCAGAACATTTAATTAGAAAAGAATTATGAGTAAAGGCGCAACAGTATCAAAAACAGAAGTTCCAGCATATCAAGAACAAGCATTTAAAGATTTATACGCAGCAGGCAGACAAGTCGCAGGCTTACCATTTGTCCCTTATACAGGACCTATGGTGGCTGGTTTTTCACCAGACCAATTAGCTGCTTTCGAAGCTACTAGAGGTTTGTTTGGTGAAACCCAAGCATTTAGCCCAGTCAGTCAATTACAAGAACTAGCACAAGCACCACTTGATATTGGTGCTTATATGTCACCTTACCAAGAAGCAGTTATTGACCCTGCTTTGCGTGGTATTCAAGAACGTCAAGACATAGCTATTTTAGAATCAGAAGCCCAAAGACCATACATTCAAGCAGCAGCCGATACCGAAGCAGCTTTGAGACAGGCTGGTTTCCAACAAGCAGCACAACTAGCTGCTCAACAACAAGGTTTCCAAGCTGGTTTACTAGGCGATCTCTATGGCCAACAGTTACAAGGTCTTGGTATGTTAAGTGGTATTGGTGGTCAACAACAAGCCTTACAGCAACAAGCACTTGAAGCAGCTCGTGGTGAGTTCGAGCGTGCGTTGGGTTATCCAGCACAACAACTAGCCTATTTAACAGGCGCCATTAGTGGTGTGCCAACCTTAGCAAGCCAATATCAGAAAAAGAAAACAGGCACAGGCGATATTTTGGCAGCTCTTGCTGGTTTAGGTGAAGCATCATTGTTGGGGGGATAATTAAAAAATGTACGATCCAAACAATCCATTTGCAAAATTTAATACCTCACCAATGAGTTTATTAAATGTGGGTGGTTTTCAAAACCCATTACAACCACAACCAATTCAACAAAATTTTGTTAATCCTCAAGCCGTACAACAAGATGTGCAAAATATTGAAGCCCAAGACAAACTTAAAAAAAGACAAAGAGGAGCTTTGCTTTTAGGTGCATTAAGTGATGTTTTAAGGGGGCAAGATCCAACGGCTGGTATTGTGCAAAAAAGACAATTTTTTGAACAGCAAACTGCTAAAGAAGAAGAAAAACAAAGACAAGAAAGAATTAAACAATTTGTTCAACAAAATCCAAAATATGCACAAATGTATGAGTTGTTTGGTGAAAAGGGTGTGCAAAGCACATATCTAAGTCAATTAGAAGCTCAACAAGAAATTGAAGAAAATAAACGTATAGAACAAGCTTTAAATGAAGCTGGTTTTACTAATCAAGAAAAAGCTTTGTATTTTGCAGGCATGAAACCAAAAGATATTTTCGATATAAGAGAAGATGGCAAAATGGAAGTAAAAACCATTGACCAAATTAAAAAAGAATCATTACCAGACCCTATGACTGTTAGTGGTTTAGAAAATATGAATGAAGCGTTTGGTGCTGGTGATGCTGCGGAGCAATTTATAAACGAATATTTAGGACCATTTACTGGACAACCTTTTAAAGAAACATCAGAAGCTGTTTCTGCAAGAAACATTTTAAATGAAAAAATTAGAGAAAAATTTGTCAATCAATATTCTGGCAGACCTAGCGTTTATTTAAACCAAAGAATAGATCGTTTGTTGCCACAAAGCACATTTATGGACGCTGGCCAAGCAGCAAACCAATACAAAGAAATAAAAAGGGTAATGGTTCAGGGGACAAAAGAAATGGAATCAAAACTTAAATCAGGTTTATATAAAGATGTCGAACGTATAGAAGTTGAAAATAATTTATCTGAACTTTATTCAATCATAAATGATATTGATATTGCTTTATCAGCGCTTCCACAAAAAGAAGTTACTCTTGAAGCGCCAGGAATAAAAATTGGAGCAGAAGGCACACCAGTAAATGAAAAAAGCATACGAGTTGAAAAAGATGAGGGAAGATTTGATTCTGTGTTTACAGGGGGTGGCTAAATGTCTGAAGCTCTCAAAGAGTATAGAAATAAAGAAGAAGCAAAAAAAATATTTGAAGAATTAAAATCTGATGGGTATAGACTGCTTCAAGAAGGCAAAATTGATGCAAAAACATATTATGCCAAAACCAGAGAATCTGGTATTAAACTTGGTTTAATAAATGAAAAAGATTATCCAGGCAGATTACCAGGCTTTGCCGAACCATTTTTAGAAATATTGGGTGGTACGGCTGGTGCTGTAGGTGGTTTTTTTGTTGGTGGTATCCCTGGAGCAGCAGCAGGAGCTGGATTAGGCGCTGGTAGTGGTTCATTAGCAGCAGACTTTTTAGGAGATTTATTAGCTCCAGATATGCCAGCACCCACCGCACAAGAAAGACTACAAGATGCTGCAACGGTTGCTGTAGTTGATGCAGGTTTAACAGCCGCTGTCCCTATAGCTGGCAAAGCATTAAAACCAGCTGTAACACAAATAGTTGATAAGTTTAAATCAACTAAAGAAGCATTAAAAAAACAAGGCCCATCTGGTAAAGCTCAAATTGGTTTATTAGAAAGAGGTTTAGGTTTAACAGATGAAGCTGCTGAAGAAGCAGTAAGGCTCGCTGATGAGGGTGTTGAGCTGTCTCTTGGTCAGGCAAGCTCATCTCCGTTCGTTCGTGGAATTTATAACCTAACAAGCCGTATGCCTTTGGCTGGAGCGCCTGGACAAAAACAACTAGCTGGAACATTCAAACAAGTTGATGATGCTTTAAATGCAAAAATTGCACCGACTGCAAAATTAAAACCATTATCAGAAACAGAGAGGTCAAAATTAATACAAGAGTTTGGCATGGAATCTTTTAATTCATGGCGAAATACATACAAATCTGTTTATAAAAGAGCAGAACAACTTAATAAAGCCAAAGGCGATTATTTTGATTTAAGCAACCTTTCTTTAACCGCAAGAGCTGCAATCCCAAGAAGCGATCTCGCTGATATGCCAAATGATTTATTAGGTTTTGTTAGTGATATAAATAGAAACGTTTCTAAAAAAATAAATTTTGACGATGTTAAATTAATTGATGAGCGTTTAAATACTTTGTCAAAAAAATACGATCCAGCAAAAGGACAAATACCAAACAATACGGCTTATAAAGCTGTTATTAAAATGCAAGACCAATTAAAAAAACAAATCAGAGATCCAAGAACACAGGCTGGCAGATTAATGTCTGCTGGCGACAGATTGTTTAAAGAATATATGGCCGTTGTTGAAGGTAAAACTGGTAAAGAATTTCAAAAAGCATTAGGCAGAGGAGCGTTAAGACCAGGTATTGGTAGACCACCATCACAAAGATTAGAAGATTTATACGCCAAAACTTTTGGAGATGCTAAATCACCTGAAGCTGTCAGAGATTTAAAAAATTTAATTGGAGCTGATAGGGTTAATACTTTAGCAGCAAATTATTTAGATGATGTTTTTACAAAATACTTAAGAGGAGATAAAAAAGATTTTGGTAAACTTTACAATGAGCTTGGTTTTAATAATTTAAAAAGTAAAAAATTTGAAGCTACTAAAGAATTATTGAAAGATTATAAATATGTGTCAGCAGATGATTTATATGATTTTATGAATATACTTAAAAGCTTTCCAGAAGCACTACCAGATGTTAATACATTTATTTTAAGGTCTGGTCTTTTAAGGTCTGCACAATCACTAGGGCCAACCGCTTTAATTGGAACTACTGGTATATCCGTTGGTGGTGGAGCGGGCGCACTTGCTGGTTTTGGTTTATTAAGAGTTTTAAACAGCTTTTTATCACAGCCATTTAATAAAAATTTAATTAAACAAGCTGGTAAAGCTGGGAAAGAAAAGCAAGCAGAGTTTGTAAGAAAATTCTTAGATTCAATTCCACAATTACCAGATGTTCCTGCAAGCGCAATAACTGTTCAACCAACAGTACCATTCGTATCTGAAGAAATACAAAAATGAACCAACAACAGATAGGCCGTGCAGGTGAACACCTCACGGCTTCGTATCTGTGTCGTTACTTTGATGATGTCTTTGCCGCTTCCGAAGCTTCTCGTTTTGATTTCTTAGCTGTCAAGGACGGCTGTAATTATAAGATCCAAGTCAAAACTACCAACTCACCTTTTGTCAAAAACAACAGCGACTGGTTGCGTTGGGATATAAGAAAAAAAATATCCAACAAAGACAATGAGTACCGTGTGTACGATGAAGATGAAGTTGATATCTTTGCGTTCGTGTGTTTGTTTATAGATAAGGTGGTCTTTGTGCCTAACAAGAATGTTGGTAAGACTTATCAAAAGAAGGTGGAGTTTATTAGCGAGATACAGACCTTAGAAACTTTAGTTTCTTCAGCCCAAGTGGTTAGAGATCTTAAGTTATAAAGAATCTACGTCTAACTGCACTTTTTGGTTATTTGAATGTATTAATAGTTTTAATGCGTATTCAGCAATATTTTGATGGCATTTACTATTTTCTTTAGCAAACACCTTTAAATCATTAAGAAGGTCCCTATCTATATACAGAGCCTTCTTACCGTTTCTTTCGTTGAATATCGGATCATCAAAACTAAATAAACCGTTTTCTACCATATTAATTTTTCTTTGCTTTTCCCAATGGTTTACCATCGGGGTCGCATGAATAGACTTTTTCTAACTCTAAATCTATGTAATGTTTGGCTTTAAGCAAATCTTCAACAGGATCAAACTTCTTCCTTGTGACCAACTTAATAACGTTACCAATACTCCAACTTAGACTGTTAGCATAAATATAATCGACTGGTGAGATTGCCAAGTCTTTGTAGTGATTGCCACCGACTTGTTGGTTAGATGCCAGACTATCAATCTGTTTGTCCCATTCGGCATCGGACATATAATCTTCTGGTTTAATCTTATCAATACTCATATCATTCCCTTTTTTTATAAAAAACTACCATTATTAGTAATTTATGTATATTATAGTGTAATAATTATTAAAAAGGGAATCAAATGCACAACAAAAACTTTGATATCAACAACACCATTGACACGGCTGGTTTAGCCAAGCGTTGGGGTGTGACAAGAAAAACAATCGACAACAGAAGATATAGAGGTCAAGGACCTAACTATTTCAAAATTAACGGCAAGGTGTTGTATGACCTTGACGATATAAAAAGAATAGAAGAGGAATCGTATATTTCTGTTAATGGCGCACGCACTATATAGTCCATCGTCTGCGGATCGGTGGTTCAACTGTCCAGCGTCACCGAGTATGTCGGCTGATGTCCCATATACGGTGAGCCTAGCAGCTGCTGAAGGGACATTACTTCACCAGATTTCTGAGATGCAACTTAAGGACCGTATGGAAAACGCCATGTTAGAAACATATTGGTTAAACAGAACCGAAGTTATCGAAGATTTTGAAATTGAGATAAATCAAGATATGATTGATTGTGCTAAAGCTTATGTTGATTATGTCAATGACACAACAGAGCGGTTGGATGGGAAATTGTTAATAGAAGAAAAAGTAAGTCTGGAAGAGATCAGCGATAAGTGCTGGGGTACGGCTGATGCTATTGTCTTAGGCAATAATAAAATCGCAGTCATTGATTTTAAATCTGGTAAATGGCCAGTAACTGCTGAACACAACAAACAACTATCAATTTATGGTTTGGGCGCTCTCGCTCGTTATGGCGATGAAGAGACCGAACTAGAACTAACAATCGTGCAACCTCGTGCCAATGATAGCGTTGGTCCCGTTCGTTCGTGGACCGTGCAAGCGCAAGACTTGGTCGTGTGGGGGTACGGTGAACTCAAAACAGCTACTGATGCTTGTGATGAGGAGAACCCTAGGTTCAATCCTGGGGATTGGTGTCGCTTTTGTCCTGCTCGTGATAAATGCGATGTATATAAACTTAACCAAGAGGTGAAAATATGAGCGAAGAAAATAATAAACTCTTTACGCTAACCAACGAAAGTGGTGATGCTAGAGATGTTTTTCCAAACGACTTGGACGATAACACTCGTCCATTAGCAAACGAAGTTAGCATGGCTATGCAATTACAAAATGCTAGACAAGCTAAATACAATGAAGCACTTGTTGAAGTGAGAACCAATGAAATAATTAATGCTTTTATTTCTGAACGTGCGTCTGCCTTAGAGAAAGCCTTACCACCTGTGGTCAAGGTTGCAACTAAATCAGGTGAGGTTAAAAAAGATAAGAGTTAATTATGTCGTTAAAGGGTATCTTAAAAAAGGCCAAACAAAGACCACCAGTTATTCTGGTGCATGGTGGGCCTGCGGTCGGTAAGACAACACTAGGTTCGCAATTTCCGAAACCTATTATTGTCACTACCGAATATGGAATGGGTAAGATTAAGTGTGACCACTTTCCTGTGGCCAAAACTTTTGATGAGTTCATGGACAATATGAAACAAGTCAGAGATGGTGAGCATGAGTACAAAACACTCGTGGTTGACAGCGTTGACTGGTTACAAACTTTGATTCATCAAAAATACTGTGAGGTTGAAAATATTAAAAGTATTGAGACCAAAGGTTTTGGTAAAGGTTATGTGGAGTGCTTAGAGTATTGGCGACAATACTTAGACATTCTTGATGCTTGTCGTGATCGTGGAATGATTATCTTCCAGATTGCTCATAGTGAAATTAAGAAGGTAGAAGATCCAAGAGTAGATTCTTGGGACAGATACGTGATTAAGTTACACAGAAGAGCAAGCGATCTCTTACAAGAACATTGCGATATTATATTCTTTGCTGCGTTCAAGCTTGGTCAAGTCAAGCGCCAAGGCAAAGGTGGTGGACTAACTAATAAAACCATTAAAGGTGATAGGTGTTTGTACGCTGTCGATAATCCTGCGTATCTGGCAAAGAATAGATACAACCTTCCAGAAGAACTGCCGTTCGACTGGGAAGTAATTAGAGAAGAAATAATCAAGGAGTAATATGGATTTAAGTAATTATGAAATCTCTGCTTCTTCAAACGAAGAAGGACTAGAACCTGGACGTTATACATTGGAGTATATCTCTGATGAAATGATCGAGGGTGGGACTAATGGCTGGGTAGCACTCAAAGCTACTTTCAAAGTAAAGACCGAAGGTAATTATTTTGTGTCAGCGACATTTGCTTTAGAGCATAACAATCCCAAGGTAGTAGAAATTGGTCTTGATAAACTGGCTAAACTAGCTAGGGCTTGTGGGTTAGACAATCTTAAAAACTCAGATGAACTTGTCGGGAAACTGGTAAGTGCAGAAGTTGTGTTAAATAAGAATGGCTACCCAGAAGTTAATGGTGAGGATTATGGCAAGACTTACCAGCCAGTAAAACAAGATGCAGCACCTAAGAAGGTCGAAGCTAATACGTCTGAATCTGATGAAGAAGAGGACACTAGCGATATCCCATTTTAGATGTTGCGACAAGATTACCCTAGCTTGTGTGGTATTTGTGCTGCACCAGCTAAGGGTTATCTAGTCAAACGGGACAATCTGTATTTCGGAGCTTGCTCAATGGCACATCAAAAGAAACTAACTCAAGGTGAGAAACTTAAGAACGTTGCTCAACTGACTGAGAAGGGTCTTGATTATGCTTTAGCTCAAACAAAAGAGGTGTATGTGAAATACGGTAAGAAGAATAAGAAATTCATATTGCATGAATGGAACAGCGAGGACAGACGAGATCTCTTCAGACAGATAGTACGGGAGTATCTCAACTACCCCAATAAACAAGCAGAGGATGGTGTAAACATTGGAACTGACAAAATACATAGGGACTAAAGGTTTAGTATTAAAAACCGAAACTCAACCAACACAAACTGATCTCTTAACCGAGATGCAAAACTTTGGTCTCAAGGTGTCTTACCTTGATACTTCTGGTGCGCTCGTTCGTGTGCCAGTTACTGCAACGTCTGGTATGCGACCAGACAAGTCAAATGAAAAATCTGGGTGGTATTGCATCAATGAAGTGGGTGGTCATACTTTCGCCAACTTTGGTAACTGGAGAAATGGTGCCGAGCAGAAGTGGTCAAGCACCACCAATTCGAAATTATCACAACAAGAACGTGAAGATTTAGCCAAACGTGTGGCTGAAGCACGAAAATTAGCAGAAATACAACAAAAAGAACGACAAAACGAGGTAGCTGTCGATTGTGCGAACAGATTCGCTTCCTATCAAAAAGTTACTGAACACCAATACCTCACGTCCAAAAAGATTGAGAACTTCGGTCTGAGGGCAAATAAGGAAGCCTTAGTTGTGCCAATTTACAATATTTCTGGTGAAATTAGATCGTTGCAATACATTCAACCAAATTCTGACAAAAGATTCGTGAGTGGTGGCCAAATCAAGGGCAATGTTTTTTTATTGGGGACAGATTTTACTGAACTGAACAAATTAGATACGTTAATTGTGTGCGAAGGTTACGCCACCAGATCGGAAGAGCGTTCGTGTAGGGAAAGAGTGTAGATCAAATCTGGGTTGGGCCAGAGCAAAGCGCAAGAGATTGCCAGTTCGTTTTACAACGTTCTCGTTCGTGTGCCGTCTATACCTGGTGATTTTAATGATCTGCACAATGCTTACAACTTAGACAAAGTTAAGTTGGAGTTATTAGACCATGGTTTTGGCATTACCAAATACTCAGTTAAGAATTATGTTGATGCGCCACCAGAACGGGTTTGGTTAGTTGACCGCATGATTGAAACATCTAAGCCGTCATTACTAGCATCTATTGGTGGTGTGGGTAAATCTATGTTGAGTTTGAAACTAGGGTTAGCCGTCTGCGGTGCGGGTAATGGTCAGTTTTTAGAGAAAGATATTACCAAATTCGGTAATGTTGTGGTCATATCAGCCGAAGATGACCAAGAAGAAGTGCATAGAAGGATTGATGCGTTAGATCCTAAAGGCAAACGTTTCAAGTCTATGTACGATATGTACACTTTTACCGTCCCAGATTATGGGAAACCAATCACATTATTAAAAGACGATCACAATGGCTTGGGTTTAACCACGGCAGCACATGAGTTGATGGAAGAGTTGCGCTCTATCGACAACTTAGCGCTCGTGGTTATTGACCCAATCCAGTCTTTTGTGGGAGCTTCAATTACCACCTCGCAAGAAGCAGCGCAATTATATTGTCAGTTTTGCGCTTCTATCTCCTCGCAATTTGGAGCTTCCACTCTCTCGATTCACCACATGAGTAAAACTATGTTGACCGAAACCGATGATCCTATGGCAGCCAGAGGTGCGATTCGTGGTGCGTCTGCTTTAACAGATGGTCACAGAATGGCGATGGCTATTTGGTTAGCTAGTGAGGGTGATGTTGAGAGTATCTGTGCTGAGGAAGGTTTGGAATACGACAGAACTCGGGTTGTCAAAGCGGGTATTGTTAAATCAAATGCTCAAGCCGACACTAGGGTTATGACACTAATCAGACGTGATGCAGCGCTTGAGGTTTATACGAAAGGAGAAATAAATTGGGAATGAACTTAGAAATAAGATATTCAGAAATGAAAGATTTAAATTTTATAGATCATTTACAAAAAATAAATGCTGAAGAATTATCATTTTATCCGAAAGTAGTTTTTGAGAGAGAGATAGAAAATCAAAGAATTTTACTAGCCCTAGTAAATAACCAACACGCAGGATATTTGTATCATGGAAGTTTAATTTGTAATAAACCATTAAAAATTCATCAAGCTTGTATTGAGTACGATTTAAGGGGTAATTGGTATGGTGCTGGGCTTGTTAATTTTTTAGAAGATTTGGCAAGAATTAATGGTTGTTATGGTATTTCTTTAAGATGTGGTTCAGATATAGCCGCCAATAAGTTTTGGAAACTTATGGATTTTAAATGTGTTGACATTCAGCAAGGCGGAGTAAGAAGAATGAGAGATATAAATGTTTGGTTTAAACAGTTACACGCAGATCTTTTTGGAGAGTTGCCAGAAAAAATATTAGAACCAAGCAGTAAGAAAAAAGATGCAAGTATATGGAGAAAAAGAAATAAAGATCATAAGCAAAGCTCTATGTTAAGAGGAAAAGCATTGTTGGATTACAGAAAAAAAATAATTGAGGAAACTAAAGAATGATCATCTACACCGAAGCGAACTTAGACCTAGCCTGGCGTGAAGATTGCAAGTTCAGAGCTAGTATTGGTGAGGAATGGCTCGAGCGTGAGGAGTATCGCAGACGCTTTGAGATGGAACTAGATGATTATATTGCGGGTTTGTCCACTAAGTTTTCCATCATCATACCCAGATGGATTTTAGAAACCATAGATGCGGAGTTTGAAGAATGATTTGTCGTTATTGTGGTGGTCAAACCAAAGTAACGGACACAAGGAAACAAGGCAAGGGCGATTTGATTAAACGCAGACGGGCTTGTTATAGTTGTGGTAAACGTTTTACCACTTACGAAGAATATTATATAAGGAGAAGTAAATGAGTGTAGAAATTATAAGTGCTTGGGGTGATACCAAAGGTAAACACGCTGAGATTATCAGAACCGAGAAAGGTTATGAAGTAAATATTTTTAAAGGTAATGAATACCTACGCAACATCAAGTTGCACCAGTACAGCGAAAGTTATGCTGAAAAGGTAGCAGAAAATTGGACGCTTGGTGTCGTTGAATATGGGGATAGTAGATGAGCGGTAAAGGATCAGACCAACGACCACGCCAAATATCAGACGAACAATTCGCTGATAATTGGGAAAAAATCTTTGGTAAAAACCAAGAGAACGCTAAAAAATACAAGTGGAAAAAGACCAAACCAAGGAGAAAAATAACGGATTAATGGTATGCTTAGTATAGTAAGTTTTACTATACTAGATAGTAAGATAGGGACATACATATAGTAAAAGAGGGACATGAACCTAGTAAAACTTACCCATATATCCATTATATATACATATAATAGAGAGATAAAAAATGCTTTAGCATTTTTTTCTCTCACTCAGGAACGAGGGTAAGGGAACAAAGGAACGAACGCATGAGAACAAGGGACAAAGAATACTGGTGGCTAACTGACAGCATAGAGGACGAACGCACGAGTGGTTTGGTTAGACGGGCGTTCGTTAGTGATCATAAAAACTTTACGTTCGTACGTGGTGAAGTCTGGCGGTACTATCGTTCGTGGGTGGGTGATAAAAGTTTGAGCGTGAGTGCGAAGTTAATTCTGTGGGCTTTGTGTGAGCGGTGGCGGTGGGAAACTTGCAGTTCGCACGATGCCATTGATTACTATGCGCAGATGACTGGGGTCAATCGTAAGACGGCGGGACGGGCTATCGCTGAGTTAGTCGAGCGCAATATTATTTGGTTAGTCCTGGAAGATGAGCGGGTGAGGTTAAAGAAGTCACAAACGAGCGGGAAGAAACACTTTCTGCTAGTTGGTTTGAGTTATTTTATAAGGAGTGGTCAGCATGAATAAATATATGGTTTGTATGGTTAGCCCTCACGCTAATAAATTTATCGTAGAAGCTAAATCAATCGAGGAAGCCAAACAACAAATCCCTGTCAAGTGGCGAGCAAGTTATGCAATAGGAGAATATAAAATGAAAGAGGATCTCAGATCTTTAGTTGGTGCGCCTGAGCATGATGAGGAGCAATACTGCGTGTGTGGTTTGCTCGTTCGTGAGTGTGAAGATGCGTACGAACACATGACAAAGGGCGTATAAAAAAAGACCCGTCAGCAAGTACGAGAGAGTTGGGGAAACTTGCCGTTGGGTCTAAAGGTAACAGGAACTATCATATATCAGATTATGAATAGTTTAAATAGGGCGACAGCTCCTGTTATTGTTCGTGCGTTCGTTGGTGGCTCGTTTTGCCCTTGGGTGAGCCAGTCCCGCAATGAGAGGAAAATAAAACATTAAAAAACCTCTGGGCTATTTCTTTTTTAATCGTTGATGAATTAAATCTAACTCTTCAATCATATTTTCTTTATCTTTCATTAAACGGTCTATTATTTGTCTTAGTTGGATATTTTCTTTTATCCATTCTTTCTTGAGTTTTACCTCAGATGTTAAATAATTTTTACCGTCTAAATCGTTATAAATCTTCATTACGTCACCTTATGATGGCCGTACTTGTGTACAAAGATATCATAGGCTTCTTCTTCGTTTAGTGGATTTTCTTTCCATTCGAAGCGTTCCTTGTTGGTATCGCTAAACCAGGTTGAAAAGTTACTTTCAAAGCTGAATTTAGGATCGTATTGAAATTCTTTTACTTCAGTCATTGTTTGCCTCCTTACAGATATAAATGTTTACGCTTGTTTCAAAGTTTAGCTCATAACTATTTTTACCAATTTCAATGGTTGGGTAATCAATAGCAGTAACTTTGGTATCAAGTTGTTTATTTATGTAGTCGATTATTGCTTCGCCTACTGCTTCGCCATCTAATTTAATTTCCATTATTCACCTCCTCTAAATCTTCGTGGTCTGTTCCTTCTGCAATAAAAGACACATCATGTTCTCTTTTAAGATTAAATAGTTTTACACTACCATCTTCGTTTAAAAGCTCGTTGCCTTCTTCGTCTTTCTTGCAGAACTGAATGTCCCACACACATATATCTAAATATTCGTTATTCATCAGACACCTCCTTTTAAGAAATCTGAAGTTTTATAGTGCATTAAGGTTAATTTAGTTCTAATAGTTTTACTGTTATCAGAGTAACAGTCGGAGCATAAGGTTTCATATGGGTGGCACTTAACATTCTCTTCCCAATCATCTCCCTTGCAATAAACTTCTCCGTCTGAAGCATTCCAGCTTTGTATAAGCCCACATTTATCACAAACAACTAACTCTAAATATCCTTCTTCATCAAACCATTCTTTTTGTTTTTTGGTTAGATTGTCGTAATAGTTATTATGTACATCATCATACATCAGACACCTCCTTTATTACTTCTTTAATCATATCTGCTAACCAATATACAGAGCAGTTGTCATTATCTTTGTTAGCTTTAATTAAAGTTTCTATATTTTCAATCATTTCTGCTTTATCCATCAGACACCTCCTCTTTTATTTGCTCTTGTTTTCATGGCTACTATATCAAGCTGAATAGTATGCTCTTGTTTTGTCATTTCTTGCCAGGTAATGTCTTTAGCTGGTTTGTTGTGCCGTCTTTCTAATGTTCTATCAAAGCAATCTTGTAAAAAGCTTACTAATGACTTGCTGACGTGTTTTTCGTTTAGATCGTTTATATCTTTAATGCTCATGGTTACACCTCCTCCATTGCTTCTTGTTGCTCACATAGCCACATGGTGGCTTCTGAGTGCAAATATTCATATATGGCATATACAATAGCGTCTTGAAAGTTACCAGAATCGTTACCATATAAATCCAAATCAGTATGATTGTTTGCATATATCATTAACTGGTCGTACGTATAAACAGATATTGAAGAATCAACATATTCAGAAATTCTATCTTCTGGGTATGCGCTCTCTAATATTTCTTCTTTAGCATCTTCCAGATCAGATATTAAATCTTTAGTTATATGCCATAAAGAATACTTTTTATTATCTTCTTCTGTCTCTAGCCCTTTAAGTGCTAAAGCTTCTATTTGATATTGCGATAGGTTTTTAAGTTTATCGTTCATATTTTCCCTCGTTTTTAGTTTACTGTTTCGTTCTTTGAACTCATCAGGGCAAACCAATATTTGCCGACAGTAGGGAGAAGGGCTAACCCTTCTCCTTTATCATTTCTTCTTTAATTGCTCTATCTCTAAGCATGATGCTTAAAGCTCCTTGTACTTTATCTGATACAACATCAAGTCTATCCATATCATCAACATCAGAAACACGTTGATATATTTTGGTTTTTGGATTTAATTTAACTTGTAAAAGAATCCAATTAAGCATTTCTAGGTCTTTTATCTCTAGTGAGTTTAAATAGTCTTTAGCTTCTAATTTCATAATTTCTCTCGTTTACAGTTATGGTTAATTCCATAACATACCTATATATTACCCGTGATTACTCATAATGCAACTATATTGCTCAAAATAATTGTACTTTTTTACTCATTGCCCATAAATAAAGGTTCTTAATGGTAAAATTTGAGCATGGAAAAGGGAAAAAGAGGACGTAAACGGATCAAATTTACAGATGAACAAGTTCAAGAAGCTTGTCGTCTTGCTGGTCTTGGTTTCTCTGAGGAAGCTATATGTAAGACTGTCCTAGGTTGTTCTGTTTCAACTCTACAAAGATATAAAAAGAAAAATGAGAATTTTGAACAGTATATAAGAGACGCTAAGATTAAATCCATAGCTACTGTTTCATCAGCGCTTTTTGATTCGGCCACGGGAAGGAACGGGAAAGAACCAAGCGTGAGCGCTCAGATCTTCTTTTTAAAGAACAAAGGCAAACAAGCGGGCAATCCATTTAGTGACGTTCAGCAAGTGGAGCATAACCTGGACTTAAAAAGCATACTAACGAACGCAAAAGACAGGCTCATAATTGACGCTCAAGCAACAGAAACGAACGAACGGGAACGAATCACCAACATTAAACAAATCGCTACGGACACGAACGAATGATATTTTTCTTAGTCCCTTTTATCGTTCGTTCGTTCAAGTCCGTAGCCCTTACCCCCCCCGTTCGTATATGTGCGGTGGTACATATATATAAACTAATGAGATAATTTTTTTATGAAATACGGAGCAGAAGCAGAAAAAGAACTAATGACCGAAATCTGGTCGCTTGGTATTAAAGATGATCCATTAAACTTTGTTAAATTCGTGTTCCCTTGGGGACAAAAGGACACCCCCCTCGAGCATTTCTCAGGACCAAGGAAGTGGCAAGAAAAAATTTTGCGAAAAATTACAACACAAATACAAAGGAACAACGGCAAAGTAGAACCAGAGATGTTTAGACTAGCTGTGGCTTCTGGTCGTGGTATTGGTAAATCAGCCTTAGTCTCATGGTTAATCCTCTGGATGTTATCCACCAGACTTGGTTCTACCATCATTGTCACAGCGAACACAGAACAACAGCTTCGTTCCCGTACGTGGGCCGAACTAGGTAAATGGATCACACTTGCTATCAATTCGCATTGGTTTGCCAAAACAGCAACCACCGTCAAACCAGCAGCTTGGTTTGAAGAAGCGCTCGTGCGTGACCTCAAAATTGACACAGGCTACTACTACGCTCAAGCCCA